TTCCAACGACCACCATTACCAGAAGTAGCACAGCTATCAAATTCCATATCGGAAATGATTAGGATGTTCTTAGGAAGGTCTTCCTGGTGCATATTGTTATTGATGGCAGTAGTAAGAATTAGATCAAACACTGCTTCAATATTGGTGTTGGCAACTTCGCTATGAGCCAATGCAGTCTGCAGCTTATCATGCAATGTATTACACTTGCTGAAATCAACAAACTGAGGACGTTCAGAGAAAGTGATGTACTTGTCCTTAAACTGCCCAGAAGCATGTTCTGCAAAATAAATTGCAAGAGCGTTTGCAACATCAAGTGCCGTTACACGAGAGCTATTATCAACCGTGGTAGTCATACTACCAGAACCGTCAGCAACAACAATCGTATTACCACAGCCCTTAACGGTATCTGGCAGAGCATTCCACAGAGCTTCAATGGTTGCGTCCTTGTTACCAAGACGGCCAACCCAATTTCCAGTAGTCAGATACTTATGAACAATATCATGAGGGAATAGCGTAGATGCGTTAATCTTAGTTTCACCCTTTTCAAGCTTACTAAGATATTCTCTGCGACGAGCTTCATCATTGCGAAGGAATGCGCTGTTATAGATAAGATTTGCACGAGAAGGAACCGCTTCGTACTTAATTTCAGACCAGTTCTTATCAGACATCTTAACTTCCACTACATCAAGATACTTGCGAAGCTTGCTCAAGGTCTTGCGATATTCGCGATCAGTCAAAGTCAAAGCCCTGCACAGCTTCTTGCCATATTCCTTAGCCTTCACAGAAGACGCATTGATTGAAGGCATCCACTTAGCTAGAAGAGAAATAGGCTTTCCTGCGTTCATATTAGTCACGTCTTGAACAAGCTGCTTATCGACAATTCGGCAAACTGCATTTGCGGATTTATCGTTGTCCAGCAAACACCACAAATCGTCATACCGACCATACTCAGGAATGAGGTTAATTACAGGAATCACCATTTCGGGATTAGACTGTACAAGATGGGCTAGTACCACTCTAAACAGTCTACGTTCGCCAATCCCTTCACGGATATCGCGTGCATAAAATAGCCACTTCATAGCAAGCACCTTGTCTTCACAGAAGGCTCGCATAAACCGCTTGGCCACTTCCTCGTCACTCATCTTACGCAGGGAGGCCACCGCAAAGTTGAGGTCAAGCAATGCTTTGCCGGTAGTGCGATAACCAACTGCTCCATTTTCGGTTACAGACACGTTCATTTCGTTGTTCAAGGTCTGTCTCACTGCATTCATGAATTCCATTTGTTGTTCCTCCTAAATTTGGTTTTATATTCTAAAACCCAAGACGCCTGTTTACGTAAGTCAGATTAAAAGTCTGGTCGTTTATAAATTTGCTGTTAGCGTCTTTAGAGTTTTTAGGCTACGAGAGACTGTAAAAAGAATCTTAAAGCTTGGCAAGATATTTTTTTAATATAAATTGCTGTCAGTCTCTCTCAATAAACAAGGCACATTACACTATAATCCTTTATTATAAGTTATGAGGTTGCTGTTTGTGCCTTCAGTGGTCGGGCGAGAATGAATCGAACATTCGTCTGTGGCACCGCTTGCATTTAGAAAATTGCTGTTAGAGCCTTTTTCAAAACTCAATTTAACACCGTGCTACCATTGCACCATCGCCCGATATTAAGCCAGAGGTTGGGCTCGAACCAACGACCACGAGATTACAAAGTCTAATCAGTAAAGTTGCTGTCCGTGGAATTTCCATTTCACGTGGTTTGATATACGTGCTCTATCCAACTGAGCTACTCTGGCATGTTTAATTGGTGGGAATTTGGAGGCCTTGGAGTCGAACCAAGAGTCAGTTTTTTTGCAGAAAACTTGAAATAAAGTTGCTGTTTGTGCTACCCACCCTATGCACTTTTAGACCGTCACCAGACGCTTCCATTTACAAGGCGCGCTTTGGGATTTGAACCCTTCAATTTCATGTTTCAAATAAAATCTTTAACCATTAATATTGCTGTATGCGCCTTACATTAATTTTGTACTGTGCCTCAGTACGTCTGGATTATACCATAGATTTTGAATCTTGTCAAGAGGTTTTTTGAAATTTATTTGATACAATCTCTGACGATGCGTTCATAGTACGTTGAATCATCATGTGATAGTGAAGACCAGTTAATCAACTGACCTGGGAAACAGTAATCGAGTTGTTTTCCACGCCAGTCATATAGATAGCCGTTTAACCAATAGAGAAAGTGACCGGTTAGTGTATCATACACTATCTCGCCACCAGGAAATGCTTCTTGCAGAATGACTGCAAAATAGTAGCAATTTCCATTTAGCCAATTACAGTCTTTCTCGAAACGACGTTGAATAAATTCTTCGACTTGATCCATAATAATCTCCTCTTCTTTGTTCAAAAAATGGTGAGGGTATAGCGGCTCGAACGCTAATTAACGGTTTAGAAGACCGTTGTCCTATCCTTTGAACGATACCCCCATGTGGTGGAGCCGAAGGGCTACGATCCCTCAACCCCCTGCTTGCAAAGCAGGTGCGCTACCAATTGCGCCACGGCCCCATAAAATTGGTTTAGAGTGTTTTTACCTTTTAAACTAATCCCCACTGTGTGAGGATACCGGGTTTGAACCGATGTCTCTCTAATGGCGGAGAACGCAGCACTCGAAGCTGATACCTTTCGGTACGCATCGCTTAGCAGGCGAGCCTCAGACCTCCTGAATTCATTCTCCATATGGCGGAGACGGTGGGTGCCGACCCCACTCACCGTATCGCTACGGCCTATTAGTTTTCGAAACTAACCTCTTTGCCAACATTGAGTACGTCTCCATTACGCGTTTTATATGGCCTTACGACGACAAAGCGTATCCATATAGGTTAGAAGCGTAAACCTACCCTGGCCAGAGGGCTGCTATGGCTTGGAGCACCCACCCAGCTACGATCTGGGAACGAGGGATTACAAGACCCTTATTTTGCCAATTAAACTATGGGTGCGCAGTCGCGGATGGGATCGAACCATCGAATGAGGGAGTCAAAGTCCCTTGCCTTACCGCTTGGCTACACGACTACATGTCTAACTAAGCAGTAGTTAGCACTGTGACTTACCCTATCAGTTCGTCATAGCGGAGCTATATTCCACCACTTCGCCTTGTCATCGGCTTCGCATCTAACCCAATATAGCTGGGGACTGGACCATCATACCAGATTTGAACTGGCCCCAAATGCTTGGAAAGCACTTATGCTACCACTACACCAATGATGGATAAGATAAGCAGTTTTAGTCATGCTTAGGACTTAAATTCTATTTCATATATAAATCGTAATAACTTTGGTTATGCTTTGGTTTCAACGTTGGGTTAGACTGAAATCTACGAATGAATTCGATTACATTATCAACGCCATTTTCTCTGATATATTTATTAATTTGATTTACACCAAATCCTAATTTTTCAGACCATTCTCTGCCTGTATGAGTTTCTCCACCAACATCAATTACGTTTGTAGTTGATTTATACCTTGAATTGTCTTCTAGCGTCACCCATCTGCAATTTTCGGGACAGTAACTTTGATTTTCATCAATTCTATCAATCGTTAGACTATCATCGTATCCGTTTTTTATTGCCCAATCCTCAAATAGATTTGGATGTTTTATCCATTCGTCGTAAACCCTAATTCCTTTAGCCCCGTAGTGCTTGTAATCTTTTGATTTTTGATTATAGCACCTAAACATCATTCCTTTAAAAATTTCGCGAATTCTTTTATTCTTCCATGTAAATAAATTAAAAGTTTTATAATTTCCATTTTTATCAACATGTACGCACTTTGTCGTTCTACGAGCATCGGATAATCTCATGTCGTTTCGCCAACCACACATTGAACATTCTACATGGTATAACTTATGACCATCTTTATGTTTACGATCGCATAAACCTAATATGTCATAAATACCGACGCGCTTGCCAATGTTTTCATCTGTTGCATAACTCAAATGTCATCACTTCTTCTTGCTGTAAAAATAATATGTGCCCGTACTCTTACAACCGGCGGCTATGAGCCGCCCAGGCTTGGTATAGACTCAGCTTTCCGCATTCGTGTTCCGCTTGAATCAGAGGCTTTGTGCTCTCTCCGTACTGAGTCGGGATACGTTCAACTATCCACGTGGCTGCTCGCGAAACAGCAATTTGGTGCGTCCTGTAGGAGTATGCACCTACGACGTTGGAGTTTCACCAACCTGGACTGCCGGACGCATGGTGTCTCTACGGGCAGGGCCAGCGCATGACCCTTATATAAAGGGCGTTCATATCTATCGTCGCAGCACTACTAATCAATTTCACTTCTTACTCGCACAGAGGCCAATCCGGCGAGGCCGCTATTGTCGATAACTACTTGCACCTTTATACATTGTGCGCTACCCGTAGAGAGTGGTGAGCCATCGGAGAATCGGACTCCGGACGCCATGATTAAAAATCATGTGCTCTGCCAACTGAGCTAATGGCTCATAGTTGCGCCATTTAAACCTGGCGCTATGCTTTCTGAATTGGGCGGGCTATCTTCCGAATCATTAATTTCACAAATGTTCCTTATATAACCATCTCCCATTAACAATATTTAAACACCATCTTCATCTGCATAACGCCATGCAAATCCACCAGCGGATTTTCGTTGAAGTTGGCAACACCTTCTAATATCTGAAGAGTTTATTGTAAGTTCATTTGTGATTTGCGCCAAGTAATCCCATGTTTTAACAAATATTCCGTCAATAGTATATTGATTAACTCTTCTTGAATTTTTCCTTGCTTTTTTATGCGATTCAGACATTTTTTGTTTCGTTTCATCTGACACACATTTGCCATACATTGGATTCTTTTCGCCCATCATTGCATTACTCAATTTTTGTCGTGTTTCGTCCGATCTTTTCTTTCCTGTTCGAGCAGCAATCTGTTTTTGACGATACTCTTCATCTTCCCATAATCGCTGACGGACTTCACTCATTTTAACTCGAAACTCCGAATCATCCCAATTCTTGCGCAAATTATTACTTATTTTCGCTCTTGCATCTTCTGAATGACTTTTACCGTACATGGGATGATTTTCTCCTAAACGTTTACCTGTCTGAGACTCGCTCATTTTCTTTCGGCTAACTTCAGAAAATGTTCCATTGGTTCCACCTTCTTTAAGATTATATCCGACATCTGGATCCATTGTATTAAACTGTTTTATCAACAACTTCTCAAGATTATCTGCCTCAGATTTTGTAAGATTAGCAGCAATAATTTCATGATCAAATGCATCCCAGCCATACTTATTTATTGCGTTATAAAAATACGGACACTCTTCATAATTTTTACCATTGCCCCATCTATATTCTGGTTTTTGACAGGTTTGGCCAACATACATTTTGCCATTGATTTTATTAGTGTGTACATATACACAATAAGTACCGTTGAAAATCTCCATTATAACCATACCAAAGTACGATTATTTTTTGCACTTACTTGTTACATACTTTATTTCCTTTCTTAAATCGTTAACATTAATTTTGTACTGTTCCCTTCAACGCTTCGTATTATACCACACTTTTTAAACCTTGTCAATACCCTTTTTCTGAAAATTTTTACTTTCCAGATACTTGTCGATTTCGTCTGCAATCTTGCGGAAATCATGCGCATACATGGCAAGACGTTTATTAATACTGCGGTGATACTTTTCGGTTAGCTTATCACAAGCAATATCCTTGCCGCGCTTTTCATCCCATGTATCATCCGGATGCAGACGAGCAACAGCTTTATATTTTTTGTTCATTGCAAATTTAGATTTCGCCATCCACGGAGCCTCAATTCGCATGCCAGACGTAACGTTTACAACAAACTTATCGTTAAGCATACGTTCTGCATCATACCAGCAACTATCAATCTCCGCAATAACAACCTTGTTTTCTTCATCAACAATGTACTTAACCTGCTGATTATCCATTTTCTTGTCTCCTTTTAACATTAATTTTGTTCTGTGGGTTGATTACGAGTGTATTATACCACACTTTTTTCATCTTGTCAAGGGGTATTTTCTCTTTTCCATACCAAATAGTCATAAAGTTCTTCTGCCGTGGATAGCGGATGACCATCAATACCTTCCATGGCCTCGCTACTACGTCCAGCATCTAGCATAATTAGCCAACGCATAATGAGAGGTTCTTTGTTGCCTACGTCGGCATAAGGATCGTAAAATTCCGGCTCCAAGTCTTCTTCAAGTGCATCAACAATACCGTCAATGATTTCAGCAAGAAAGTTATTGTCAAACTGCACGTTGAGAACATCTTCAAGATCATCAACTGCACCACAATACCCTTCAAGAGCCTTCATAATGTTACAGAAGGATTGTTTATTAATCACAAGCTTATCTCCTTTTTTTTCTTTCCGACGCATATTTAATTCATGCGTAGATAGAGAATCTAGACGCTTAGAGTATTCATCGCTTAGATTGTCAAGAATTCCATAAATCCATTCAGAAAAGTTAATTTCGTGAAGGTCTTCGTCGTCTACCGTTCTATCCTTCCAACCTGTTAGAGTCGGCATTAAGTAGTGTTTTTGCATACCCAACAAATATTTGTCTGATGTAGACTCGCGACAGAACCTGATGGGTTCGTTAGTATCAAGCCCAACGTAAACGTATCCATCTTCTGGTCGGATAAGTTTGTCAATAACTTTATGCCGTAGTCGATTAAATAGCCCCATTGTCGCCCTCCTGTTCGTCTGTTTTCGTGATGATTAT